ACACATTCAATAATATCACTATTGGTAGCACGACCTAAAGCCATAACCCAGTCAGCATCATAAGCAATCTGTCTAGACCAAGCGGTTTGCCCAAGTGTTGGTGGGCTTGATAAATCTTTTACATCATCTGGGGTAGCAGATGAAATAGCAATAATAGGAACTTCTTCACTAATAGACATTAGCTTTAATTCTCTTGAAAGGTTTTTCATTCTTACCGTTTCGTTATCAGACTTTTGATTTGGGGACATAAGCTGCAAATAGTCTACTACAACAAAATCTGGACTATACTGGTCAATCTTTCCACGAATTACTGAAGGCGTTACTTCTCCACCACTATCATTAGATATAATGTGAAACTCTGGACGACCCTCAACTTTATTTTTATGCCATTTCTTTAGCATATCGATTTCTATTTCACCCTTACTTAATTTTCTATGAGACCAAAGTCCCTCACCCATAATAGCAAATAGTCTATTTCTAACTTCAGTCTCAGACATTTCCAAAGAAATGATCATTGGTGACTTACCCTGCTTCCATGCCTGAACTGCAAAGTATAAAGCCATCCAAGACTTTCCAATACCTGGATAAGCAAGAAATACACCAAGTTGTCCTGGCATAATTCCAGATGGTAGGTAGTTGTCAAACCCTGGTAGGTTAGTCTTAATTCCAACCTGACCTAGTTCATTTTGTTTTTGAACATTTTCATAATATGCAACTGCAGATTCTAAATCAGTGGCATCAATATCTCTAATAGAAGCAGTATTTTTCTTAAGCTCTGATGTTTTTGTAATTAGGTGTTCAAGTGCTTGTGGACCATTACCACTTTGCACTTCTCCTGCTGCATTCTTAATAATATCTTTTAGGCTGTCATTTAAATATTCAACCTGCAATTCTTCGAGATGATGCTTTGTAGCACCAATGCCTTCGACTGGCTCAAAGTCTCTAAATTTTTCTCTAACTAAATCTACTGGAGGAAGTGATTGATTATTTTCAGAGTATAGGCGAATAAAGTTCCAGATGTCACTATGTGTTCTAAGTAGGTTATCTACATTAGCCTGCAAGAGAACATGGATTTGCTTGTCCTTTAATACTGCAGTTATTAACTTAGCCTCTGTATTATTCACTTAACCACTTTCTTGCAATATTTCTGCGCTCTAGTCTTTCATTTTTATCTTGCTCTACTTCTAATCTTCCGTTTAATATTTTTTCTGCATTATAAGCAAAATAGTTCCATGTTGGATCTTGTGCAATAGAAAAATAGTATTCAAGAAGATCGTAACATTCTGACACCCCATAAGACTCTACGAGTCCATCTGCTGCCCACTGTTCAACATTAAGATTCATGTTAGACTTTTGCTCATACCTTTGTAGATATAACTTATTAAACCTACTAAGCAAAGCCATTCGGTCTTTGCGTTCGGCCACTACTCTGCTATTTCAGCTTTTGCTTCATTAATTTTATCAGTTAGCTTGTCTTCAACAAACTTGTATACACGCTCAAAAGCCTGGTCTACATTTTCTCCATCACGCTTTGAATCAATGATTCCAAGATCTAAACGTAAAGATTGAAAGTTTCCAAGGTTAAGAGTATATCCAAGAGTTACAGATACCTTTGTATTATCATTTTCCATTTTATCCACCCTTTTTTATTGTTATTACAATTGTAGCATAGAAACTAGAACTTAGATATTCTCGCTCCATACTGGAATGTATCGCCCATCTTCTGTCTTTGTATATGTAAGTATACCGTCTCCCATTCTACGTGTCAACTCTTGATTTGTAGGAGTGCTATTATTTGTTATTAATTTATCTTTTCTTGGCTGACCAATATGTATGCTTGCAAGAATAGATCTTATCTCTCTCACATGATCTTCTGAATAATATGCTCTAATTTTAAATCCACGTTTACCATCAAAGCTGGCCCCCATTGGTGGTGGTATAACTCCTCGTTTAATTAAGCTTGGCATATATTTTCTATGACGATTAATTAACTTAGAAGTCTCAGAAACTGTGTATGCCCTTTGTCTATTGCGTCTAAAGTCAGTTCTTAAGCATGTTTCAATTCTATCTTTAGTAATGTTATAAACAGTAACCATTCCAGTAGAACGAGAGCTATGGTGCAATCTAACTAGATCCCCGTTTAAAAACCAAATTTTTTGGTTTCCCTTTATTACAGGCTCGTTATTGTATTTTTGGCTCTCAATTTTTCCTTTTGCAGTATCCATCTACCACGCTCACTTTCTGATGGTGGATGAAAGAAATCTCTTACTCCACACACAATACAAAACATTTCCATATGATCAACCGTAGTATATTGTCTATCAACAAACATACGGCCTTTACATTTTTTGCAAAAAATCATAAACCACCCTTAATTAATTTGGAATGCCAAGAACAATTAAATTTACTGCTAAAGATAGATCTCCAGAAGCACCAAATCTAACGACTCCTTCTACACGAGAAGTTGTAACTGCTTTTAATATAATACTTACATTTTGACCAGCGGGAGTATTGCCAGTATTTACTGCTGTTGCTGTTGCAATAGGTTGATATTTAAAATCGCTTGGAAAATCATAAGAAAATGTCTTTTCGTTTCCCGCAGAAACTGTAGAGTTATTTGCTACTTCTATATATCCACCTATTAGACGAGCTTCTGATGTTTTAACACTTTGTTTTCCAGCACTAACCGTATCTACTGTGGTGTAATTATAGGTTGCTGATGAAACCTGTGTTGATAGATCATTAACAGTATCAGCCAACTGATAAATGTATGTGACATCTAATGGTTGTCCTCGTTCTGGTAGTGGTATTTTTGCCATTTATTCCTCCTATTTAATTATACCAAAGACTCTACGCCAGAGTCAAAGATAACTAGTGCTGTTTTTACTTGTTTTACAGATGAGGCAATTTGTATTTTAACATGAACTGATGTGGTCCCTGTATTTAAAAATGAATAACTGTGAACTGCCGATGTTCCGTGATAACTAAAACTTCCTGAATCAAATTTAACAAATACGTCGTAGGATGGTCTATTTAATTCATCTCCCCATACTGCTGTAATAATTGTTTCTGTAATTGACAAAGCTCCAGTAACTGATTGAACTGGTATAGCACTTGTAACAAATATTGGAGACCAGTGGGATGTTCTGTTTTTATCTTCTGATATTATTCTATATCTAACTGCATATCCAGAGGTGTCTGAATCAACTGCTGGCAAAGAAGATTTTAAAACAATTGCTTTTTTAACAGCCATTATGTAACACCAATTGAAAATCTAAACTCAACATAGTTACTTGTATTGGGAGACTTAATTATTGTTTCTGCTCCATCTGTTTTGATTACAGAGTATCCAGTTAATCCGTATAATGGATTTATTGTTGCAACATTTTCTAAACGCATTGCATCAAGAGCAACATAATAATCTGAAGATGTTATACCATTATCAATTACGGATGCATAAATTTTTACAACAGTAACAGCATCCCAAGTGAAATTAGCAGTTGTGTATAGTTCTTGCAATTGTTTTGAAACTACAAAATATCTATTACTTGAAAAATCTTGAACTAATTCTGGATTTCCAGATGTTCCATGGTTAATTTCTGCTTCAAATCTTGCAAATTCTCCAGTGCCAGCATCTGTAGATGAAAAATCAACCAACACTCTAACTGTATCTGGTATTGATCCAGAATCTCCATTTTTATTAATTAATGAGAATGCTAATCTTAGTTCATCAGTTGGTGAATTTTTTGTAAAATCAACATTAGCTCCAGTTAAATGAATATGGTTAGAACCAGCTTCAATTACAAAGTGATCTTCTGTTGGTCCACTATCTTCACTTATGGTTAGATTTGCATCATCTCCCTGTATAAATATAACGTTATTTAAAAATCTACTTCTTTCATATCTATTTACTCTAGCTGTTTTAGAAAAAATTGAATTATCTGCATTTGATTGAAACACAGCATTAGCTGTAGCAATTATGTTATCATCTTCTGGATCATCTAGTGGTGCTGATATTGTTGGTATTGCTACCGCTGAAGATGTAGTATGGTATTGCCAATTTTCAGTGTTTGTAAATGCAAATATATTTTTACTATCATATGCTCCAGCAGAGGGGTTAGCACCTGCTGAAAATATTCCAACCTCAGATATTTCATATCTTTCTTCTGTTGGAAGTTCTGCAGTTAATACAATTTTATTTATTCCAGATTCGTTAACAAACCCTCTAGAAGATATTGGAACTCTAAACATTTCAAAATCTAAAGATTGTTTAGTAGAAAAATCTTCTGGTGTATCTGCAATATCTAGTGGTGTAGGGCCACAGCCTATGGCAATATAAGAAGCATAGGCTGGTGCTTGACCAAGCATATACTTTCCTATTATAGTTTTGCCACTATTAGTTATCATGAATTTATTTCTCCAAATTCCGCTTCATATATTATACCACCCAGGGTTATTTCTATTTCAACCTGCTCATCACTATCCATATTAATAGTTTCAATAACTAAATTTCCTGTTGCAGTATCTAAATATACGTTAGACCCATTGGGCCCACTTCCAGTTTCTGGAACTTTATTTTCAAATTTAATAGAAAAATTAGAAAAATATTTATCAGAGGTATTTTGAATTCCTAGAATGTTGTTAGGATTATACTGTTGCTGTATTGATGAAAGATTTTTAATAGGTTGATAGGATACCTGTTGTCCATTTACGATGTCATTACGTGCAATATTTATTAATTCATGCCCTCCAATATTTTCAAAAATTAAATCAGTCATTACTTCGATTGGAACAGAGTCATCATTAAACAATACTGTATCAATTGGTGCAGTTTTTACTGTTGGCTTAGGAGGCAAAACTGTTACACTTGGTGGTGTAGCAGGCACAGCAGTTAGAAAAACTTCTTTCTTTTTTGGTTCTTCATATCCATTAGCAGCATTTGGTCTAGCAAATGCATCTTGATATTTAAGGGTCTCTGCAAAATCTACTGCTGCAATAAATTTTTCTTCAGCTGCTAAAGCTGCTGCTTCTGTTTTGGCTACATTTGCTAGTAGTTGTTTTGTTGAAGGTTTTGTTTCATAACCTTTACTAGCGTTTGGTCTATCAAATGCATCTTGATATTCAGCCATTTTACACCTCGCTCAAATATACTGACATGTTAGGTCCACTATTATTTCTAGAATACTCTATATTATATACCACAAACCTATCGGTATTAGGCGATATAAGATCTAAACCAGAAGAGTCTTTATAATCAAGAGTTACTATGTCTCCAAGCTGTAAGGTTGGTATTGCAAACATATTAATTCCAACAGATTTTTTAGGTTTCATTAATTTATTAACAATCCAACCCATTAATGCATTTGCATCATCATCTGTTTGAATGTATAGGCTGTCTATAGAAAACTCATTCTTACCATATATCATTCTACTTTGTCTTATTTCATCATACTTTAATTTTTCTACAAGTGGGGAATATACCAATGAGCTACCTTTAAATTCTGGGTCTGCTAAATTACCACGTTTTTTAAAGTATTCATCAACTGTAAGCTCTTGAGTAGTATCTTGGGTAAATGTTATTCCCTGTATTCTTAAAAAATTTCCAGTAGTTTCATCTAAGCTTAAAGCCTTATCAGTGGCATTAAATATTAAAAACTCTGCTCCATAAGAATCTGCTTGGAATCCAGATGTTGTATATCCTTTAATTCTGTTAAATGTTGGAGACATTTGTGCATAAAGTGCTGGGTATGCACGATCATATCTGATGTCAAAATACGCACACTCTCTCATAATTGATCCAAACTCTTCAAAATACATATTATATTTGGGTGGCTGCTGTGCGCTAAGTCCAGAAAGGTAGGTGCTTTGTATAATTCCACTCATTGCATATTTAGTAAATGACTCATTAGCATTAACCTTTCCTTCTGAAAAAGCAGAAGATAAAGTTTCACCGACAGTAAATACACTATTTTGTGAATAGTTTTCTGAAAGTGCATAAACGTTTTCAAACATACACCTTGAGGAACCACGAGTAAATATAGCCATGTTATTATATATTGGAAGTGGATCTGTATCATCTACAACTTTAATTAACTTATTATTAATATATAAAAAGAATCTTCTTGTTTTGCCAATATCTTGATACTCTACAGATAGATCATATACTGTTGGGTTTTCTTCAGAAGCCATTCTATATTGCCCAGTAAATCTTCCGTCGTCTACTAGAATTTTTGACAATCCTCCCCATAATTTTACAGGTATTGCTTTGTTACTAGCAGATTCTTTTTTAATTTTATAAAAAACAATATTATTTATTGATTTTTCTGCATTTCCTTTTTCATCAATCTTTAGGTATGAGTTTACATTGTCTTCAGTTAAAGCAATAATTTCAAAATAATATCCATTATTAGTTTCTGGATTAAGTAAAACAGCCATTCCTCCAGAGCCACCACCAATATTTACGTTTTGATCAGTCTGGGTTCCCGAAGCTTGGTAATATGTTGTGCTTCCAATTGGTGTCTGTGTTCTAGTATCGTTGTTTTCAATTTTTCCAACAATACGAATTCTAGTTCCAAAATGTTTATATGCATTGTCAAGTTCTTTGTATACGTAAGAAACAAAATTTAATGGAGTTTCTGTTGTTTTAAAAGATGGACCATTCATTACTAATGCAGAAGATTGGATAGTTCCAGTGCTTGTGCTTTTTAAATTATTAACTGCAGTTTCAGTTAAGTAATTTGTTGCCATAAAGTTTTTAATAATTCCATTTCTTGTGGTTTGTCTAGCAAGAGTGTTGTTTACTCCAGCAGCGCCTAACGTAGTTGCTGGATAGGTAACATCAGAATCTAATTTAGTTGTAAACATATAGCCAGACTCCATTTCACATCCACGAACATAATTATTGTCTGACCAGTATGGACTGATTCCTGCAGTATGTGCAGAAATTGATGTTCCAAATTGGGCACGACCATGCTCAACAACATCTCCATTTTGCAATCTATTAATTCCATCAACAATTTCATAGTATGGGACAGAATAAATTCTTATTAAACCAGTTGGATATATTTTTCCATTAAACGGTAGTGCAGAAAAATATTTTTGATATTCCTGGTTATCACTAATCCAAACATTTCCAGTTCCAGTAATATTAAATTCGGCAGCATCATATCTAATGATTTCTCCATTAGAATATACATACCCCTGATATCTTGTTAACCAATATATATTTTCTCCAAGATCCATTATGTTATTAGTAATGGCATTGTTTACTACAGTTGGGGCTATGTTAGTTAAGTTAGAATTTAATGGCATTGCTCCTAATACGTAACTACCCTGCTTTGAAGCAAGTTCATTGATTGTCTTTGTATTATCAGTTCCAGACACTTCCCATAACAATGCTGGCTTATATATCCATGTTTTTTCTTGATCTACTAAACTTGATTGGCGAATTGATCCGTATGAACGTTGAATATACCTAGTTGTATAATTAATTTTACCGTCGTTATATATTTTTTTATCTTTAGATGCAATAGAAAAAATATTTGGAAGATTACCAGATGTTGAATTCTCAATTACCCCAGTATCGGTTTGACCATTGTTACCAGAAATTACAAAGTCTGTAACTCTTTGTTCTTCAGTAGGCATAAGGTAGTCTTTACTCATTACAATAAAGTTATTATATTCATCAAAAAACATTGCTGTTTGTGTTGCTACCGCTAATTGATTTAACACTTCTGCAACATTTTGGTCTGGAGCAACAAAAAAATATGGAATAACTGGGTCAGACTCACCAGGAACTCTTCTAAAAACATAATTACTAAACCCGATATAGTCTAACAATGTTGTAATAGCATAACTTAAAGAGCTTTGAGTTGTAAGTAATCTTGGCGCTGGCATAGATTCTAAGAAAAAGAAAAAGTCTCTTAGCTGAATTGACAAAGTGCCAGCAGTTACATCAGCCTGTGGAAAACCTTCAGAGTATAAAGACTTAATAGGAATGTAATAATCAAATCCATCTACTCCTAAAATAGCTTCATAAAAATTAAACTTTATATTTTTTCTTACATATTTTGAAATAATGCTAGTAGAGTTTTGATCATTAAAAGCTTGGTCATCATCAAATAAAGATATTTGTCCATTTGAGGCCAATAGCTGTCCTACTGGTAAAGAAGTAGCGCCAATATCAGAAAGCATTTTTGTAATTTTAAAATCTATTACTTTATCTGAAATATTTGACACTAGTCTTGGAGACATTTCAATTAAATCAAAAGTAGAATCAAATTTATTCATAGTGGTTACAACTACCCTAATTCCCTTAACATACGAAAATTCACGATATGTTATTCCACCGTCTATATCATTATTAAATGAATCTGGAGATGTGAAGTCTGTTACAAAGCTAGTATTTCCAGTAACTGACTCTGAGCCTAACTTCCAACCATATTGTGGTATAAAAGAAGTGTATGCTCCGTTAATCCAAATATAAAATAATCCACGCTCACCATCATTTTCTACTACAAGATAAGCATAACCTTCCAAGCTTACATTTGGTAATAATGTGTCTGATGATAATTTCTCTGCAAATATAAAGTTAGTTTTATATTCTTCTGGAATTATTAATCCATATTCTAATTCTAGATATCCATCGCTGTCAATTATTGGTTCCCCAAATTCCCGAAGATCATTTTCATTAAAGTTATATGCATCTACCCAATTATTATCTTTTAGATATTGAATTTTCCATCTTTTGGGAACTGTTTTATTTGTTTCTCCATATAGTGGATCTACGATTGTAGATGTTGATGTAGTAAATGGGCCAAGGTCAACATCCCCTACATTTGTTTGCATTTTTATAACAATTCGATTGGCTGGGACCTCTTCTTTATATACTACAAATGGAACAGTATCATCAATATAATTCAATCCATTAGATATATTTTTTGCAATACCACGCTCTTCATTATCCTCAGTTCTATATGATGTCCAATATTTAAACTCATCATATCTTGAGGGCATGTAATATCTTGGTCTTTGTGCCATAGATGCGCCAGAGTTTGCAAGAAATCTATTATTAAAATATAGTGGTTTGTTAATACCTGATCTTGGTCTAAATGGTTTTAGGCAATCTTCTAATGAATATATCATTTTCATTTTATTTTTAGTTGCCGTAAATTTTTGTGGAACACCTAAGTTATTAAAGCCACCATCAATTACAACATCTGCATCTGTAGCATTAGTATAGTAATTACCTGAATCTGATGAATCAAAAATATTTGGTAAAGTAAAATATTGTGACCCAGCAGTTAATGGGCGGTATCTATAATTACCAAGCTTAAATATATTATCTGGCATATTCATATTCCATTCAGCCAGAATTAAAGATTGCAACCTTACGGTTGAAGATGTTTCTAAATGTGTCTTTAATGCTTCACTAACAAACACTCTAGACCTCTTCCAGAGTTACCGATATATTCCAAAGATCATGATTAGACCCACCACGTTTTGTAACGGTATAACTAAAATCAGCAAAGTAAACTTGTATAATTTGATTATATTGTGCTAAATGTCCAAAGGCTGCATCGTCTTTACCAAAATTAGAATACTTGTCATAAGCTAAATACATCCAAAATGGACCAGGATGATTTTCATACCAGTCTAATAATTCTACTCCACCTGCACCACCATCGGCAGTAAACTCTCCATTACTATTTTTATATGGAGATACACCAGAAGCATTAAATGATGGGTCTTGATAATATGATCTTGATGGTAAATTATTCCAAGATAGGTTCATTGTTAGCTTATCTGCAATATGATAAGACCTCATCCTACCATTGATTGTTCTTTGACGTTGTTCTATTCTAGTTGGATTAAATTGAAGTTCCCCACGATTATGGTCAGACAAGACTATGAACTGGTCTATAAGGGCTTCACTGGTCTCTGCTGGCACCTCTGAGCCTATTTCATAGCCTGTTGGTAGATAAACTCCATCTACCAAGGTTCCAGCGTTCTCAGACCATAGAAGGGCCTGTGGGCGCTGATATCTACGTCTTCCAGTTAAATATGCTGCGGTAGCCATTATCTTTGTCCTCTAATTCTTTGTGCATCAATATATTTAATTTGACTAATTACTGCATTAGCAATATCGCCAGAACTTGCATTTGACTGTGGAACTGTGATTCCAATATTATAATTATACATGGCGCTGGAATTATCTACTATACTATTATTGCCAGAAGACCCAGAACTATAAGAACTTGATTTTGGCATTTTAAAACTTGGGCTGTTCATTACCGATAGCATTGGACCATATTTATCTACAGAAGATTTACTCATTACAAATTCTCCTGGAGTTAGCATAGCTGGAACTGTGTCTGTTCCTCTTGAAAGTCCACCCTTTGCAAAATATTTAGGAACTAAGCCACCCTTTGCAAAACCCATTCCAACTCCAGGACGGAAAATTGCATCTTCATAATCAATTAAATCTTTAAATTCTTCTTCTGTTAATCCTAGATCATCCTTTTTTGTTACAAATCCACCGCCACCACCACCGCCACCACCGCTTTGTGCAGCTGCAACTTTTTTCCAAGCTTCTGCAATTGCTAAGACAGCTGCTTCTTGTTTTGCAAGAAGATCATTAACATTAGTCAAAGTTCCAGGAAGTGCATCTACAATTAATTTTTGTTTTTCCCATTCAATCTTTTGATCAGTAATAGTTTTAAGTGCAGCATCAAATTGTTTTTGAGTGTCATCATAAATTTTTTGTGCTGCCTCTAATTTAATATTTTGTGCATTAAGTTCTATATTTCTTTTTTGCTCAATTGAATATGTTAGTTGGCTAATTTGATATTGACGTTCTTCAATTTGAGCCCTTGTCATTCCGTTAACTATTAAGGCATCAAGTTCTTGCTTTCTAGCAGCATCAAGAAATCCAGTCTGTTGACCTAAAGCATTTTGTGCTGCAGATGCTCTCATATCTTGTGCTGCTGCTGCAGCTGCAGATATATCTCCTTGCGACAGCGCATCAGCTAATGTTAGTTGCTGTTTTTGTTGACTTGCTATTTCAGAATTTATATCTGATATTTTTTGTAATGCACTTGCCTGTAAATCATACTTATCATTAATTTCCTTTGATTGATAATCTATAATTGAAAGACTATTAGATAGTATTGCTGACTCATCATTCAATGGCTTTAGTGCAACTTCTGCATTTTTGTTTATTTCATTAATTTTATCTTGAATTTCATCAACAGCTTTTTTATATTTTTCAACTAATGGATTAAACCGTTGACTTATTTGTGCTTCTTGGATTCTAAAATGTTCCATAGCCTTATCAAATTCTTGACTAAAGGCTTCTATACTTTTTTTAACATTAGCAAAAGGATCTTTAACTATATCAAAACTGCCTAGCGCTTTAGCATTTTTATCTATTTCAACTCTTAACTCTTTATAAGATAAGTCTGCTAATTTTGGACTGTTAATAAGGTTTGCCATATTAACATCATTTACTAATTCTTCTGCCTCTTTTGCATCATACCCTGATTTAATTAAGCGCACATATGCATCTTTTTGTGCATTAATATCTTTTGTTTGTTGCTGCAAGTCAGTCAGTGCTGTAGCTGCACCTAATGCTGTGCCAACTTTGTTTGCTTGTTTTTCAGCAGCTTGAAGTTTTTTTACTAACTTTGCCCACTCACCTGTTCCAGCTTTAATTTTTCCTGCTGCCACATCTGCTGCAATCAAAGAATCTGATGCCATGTCTGAAGCAGTTTTTGCATTTACCCCTGCAGCCCTTAATATGTTATAGGCCTTTGCTTGTTCACGAATTGATTTAATTTTATCTTGCATATTGCTTAGGGCAGTTGCTGTTTTTGTTCCAGTATCTTCTGTGTCAACAAATTTTTTTGTATCTATTTTTGATGCTTCTGCTTGTTCTGCTGTTCTTTTTGCTATATCGGCTCTTGTTTTTGCTATTCTTGCAAGAGCTTCATCTATTTCTTTTTGTGTTCCAGTTCCGCTACTTACAATATTTAATGCATTAATTAGCTTAACCATGTCTGGTATTCCTGCAGTGGCTGCTTCTAATACTAGAATTGCATCTGCATTTTTTGTAATTCCTTCTGCAGCATTAGCAAGATTTTTATCTTTTCCTACAAGCGCCATTGCCTTTATAGTTTCTTTAGCAACTAAAAGATTACTATTCCCAGATTTAAGATTATCAGTCAATCCGCTCATTGCTGTATTATATGCTTCAACACCAATTTTCCCAGTTTCAAGACTTTTCTTTATTGCACCAAAACTAGCTACTTGGCTTTTTGTAAAAACATTTAATTGTTTTTGTGTGCTTTTTGCCATATTTTTTCTATCATACTCATCTTTGAGCTGTTGAGTAGACAGAGCTTTTCTTCCACCAATTAAGTCTCTTTCTGCTTTTGCATCTGTTTCTTTTAAAGAGTGAGCATATGATTTTGCAAATTTTTCTGCTTGCCTTTTTGCATTTTTAACAATTTCGGCTTGTCCTTTTTTGCTACTAATATCAATTGAAGCGACTTCAAAATTAATTTCTGTTTTTCCTGCTTCTTCAAGAAGTGCATTAATATATGCCTGAACATTTTCTTTTGGTGCTCCTTGAGAAAGTAGGGATACCGACTGAGCACTTAATACATCTTTAATTTGTGAATCTGTTGCATCTTTTAAGGACTTAATGTTTTGCTGGAATGTTTTATCTTCTTTAAGAGTTGTTTTAATATCCCTTATTTTTTGTCTTTCTGGATCTGATACAACTTTTGTTTTTTGTCCTATATTTGCAAATGGATCTTCACTTGGAGTAAAGCCAAGAAGAGGTCCAAGTTTTTCTAATTGTTGAGATGTTAAAAGTGCTGCATTTCCAAGACCTTGAATTTTTAGTCTTGCTTCTTCTTGATTTTTTTGAATAAGTCTAAACCCAACATATAGTCCTGTGGCAACAGTAGCTGCCATACCAATTGGACCTAAAAATACTTTTAATCCCATACCCACTCTTGCAAGGCTTCCAAGTAATCCAGATTTTCCTGCTGCCCCAGCAACTGATGCAGATTCTTTTGCACTAATCAGTGCGCCACGAGCTAAGCCCAATCTACTCTGAGCAAGTTCTAATAATTTTGTTTGAGTAAGCAAACTAGTAACAGCTTGCAAAGCAAACATGGCTCCAGTTACCTTTGCTATCATTCCAGCCATTGATCCAAGTTTACCGCCAGACATTGAAGCTACTCCTGAAAGCGATGACACTGCAAAAGATGCACCCATAATATTTCTATCAAGGCTTCTTAATCTATTTGTTGCATTTTCTGTTGCTCTTGCTTGTTCAATTACTTTTTTAGTAACGTCTGGACCTAAAGGTGCTTTTGCAGCTACCTCTCCCATAGTTATAGTGCCCTGAGTTTTTTTAATATTATACGGTTGTCCTGGAGTTATATTTCCAACAGTGCTTACTCCACGACTTGTGCTTTGTGTTGCAGTTTTTCCAAGATCTGCTCCTACTGCTGCAACTTCGTCTTTACGACTTTGCATTCCAATTTCAAGTCCCTTGCCAATATCTTCACCAGTTTTAATTGTATCTTTAGAAGGTGATGCTGTCTTTGCACCTTTACCAATGGAATCTACTGTAGCTTTTCCAAGAGTTCTGCCAGATGCCTCTGCATCATCTATTGCTTTTTTAAATGCAATTGAAAATTCTTTTGCATCGCCTGCTACTTTTTCTAACTCTAGTTTTGCAGTATCTGATAAATTTTTAAACTTTGCTTGTGCTTCTTCAATACTTAAGCTTATACCCTCAAGCATTTTATCGTTAATACCAAAACTGCTAAGCTGTGGATATGGTATATTTGCATCCCCACCAACCATTCTTGCTTGAGCTTGCCTATAAGTGCTATTAGGATCTTCTTTTGTCTTACTACTTTTTTCTACGTAAGAACCTTTTCCAAATGTAACTCTTTTGCCACGGACGCCTTTTTCAACAACTGGTTCATATGCAGTTTTAATTTCTTGCATACGTTGATACGCTTTATCAACTTCTTCATTGGTTGCTGCAACATTTTCATATGCTTTTCTAATTAATTCATTAAGCTCATCGGAAGTTATTGTTATTTCATTTCCAAGTTTATCATAACCACTTGAAATTTCTTCACTTGTGTATCCTAGTTTTTCTCCTAAAGATGTAAGGCCTTGTTTCATTTCATCAGTTAATTGTTGATTTATATTTTTAATTTCTTCAAGTGGAACGTTAGCTGATTCTAATTGAGTTTGTAGCTCAGTATCTCTTACTGGAGCATATTTATCGCCAACTAAATTTTCTCTTGTAAGTGCTAGACTTGCTTTTCCTTGCTTACTCATATCATTATTTATAAGCTCTAACTGTGATATTACTCTATTGTCAAATACTTTAAATGTTCTTGTTACTCCATCTTTTATGCTTGCAACAAGTTTTTCAATTTGTTTTCTGCCAACTTCATCTAAAGTTTTAGAAAACTCAAGAAGTTGTTGACCAGTCATTCTTTGATCTTCACCAAAGTGAGCCATATTCATGGCACCAGGAATTTTTACACTCTTAAATTGTGATCTTGTAGACTGTGAATCACCCTTTTTGCCAATTTCATATCCAGGAATATTTCCAGCAATCATTCCTTGAATTAATGGGGCATATTTCTTTGCCATAGCTGCTGGAATAACTGCTTCACCTGGAGTAAGCATTGCAGGAACTGTATCGCCCTTGCCACTTCCAGGAACACTTATAACTCCATTGGCATAACCTTTTCTTGCACCAGGAAGCATCATTCCTGGATTATTAAGCATAAACTTTTGACCAGCAACTGTTGCTTGTTGATATACCGCAATTAATTTTGCAACAGCGCTTGCCTCTGCAGTAAATTGTTGTGTTAGTCTAGCGTGTGATTGATCTAGTGAGTGTGCTGCTGCAGCTGCCTCAATTTGTTCCATTGTTAAATATTGAGTTTGCTCTCCAAGAACTTGTGATTGTCCAGTTAGCCTTAAATATCCATTGCGGAGAATCATTGCTCCTTTGACTGCGTTAGCAAGTAAATTAGCAAGCAAACCAAAAGTCATCAAGAATATAGGACCAAGACCAGCAATACCAAGAGTTATTAATGTAACAACTTTTTTAGTTCCATCAGAAAGATTTCCAAATTTTTCTAATGCGTTTGCAACAAATTCAAGTATAGGTGTAACTGCTTCTAGGAATGCTTTACCTACTGGTATTAATGCAACTTTAAGATCTTCAACAGTTTTCTTAAACTTATTCATTGATGATTCAGCAGTCATTCCTAATTCTTTTTCTGACAATGAAGACAGTTCTTCTACCGAAGAATTTGCCAATCCAAGAACACGGGCAGCCTGGTTTCCATCTTTTGCTACGTTAGCAAATAACGTTGATAGACGTGCAAACTGGAACTTACCAAACATCTGTTCGATTGCTTGTGCTCTATTTAGTGGATCTAATTGATTAAGGGCTGTTGCAAATTCTATAACTGTTGCTTTTAGGTTTCCTTTATTTTTAACAACAATATCATTTGCATTTATACCAAACTGCTTAAGCATTTCATTTGCTTTACCAGTGGGATTAATTAATGCTGCAAGACCAGACTTTAATGCGTTAGCGCCTTCTGATGCATTAATTCCACCTTCTTTCATTGCTGCAATAAAGAATGTTAAGTCTTTTACATCTCCACCAAGCTGTTGAATTACTGGGGCCACTTTTGGAATAGCAATTGTAATATCATCTAAGGATACTACTGTTTGGTTTTCTACTGCGTTAAGAAAGTTAATTGAATCTGCAAGTTTATCACTTGACATTCCAAAGGAGTTTTGAAGTGCAATTGTTGTTTCTAATGCTTGCTGACTATCAATTTGTCCAAGAACGGATAGTCTTGTTGCTTCTGTTGTTTGACGTTGTAAGTCTAATCCCTGAAAACCTGCTGCTGCTGCTTCTGCTGCTAGTCCTACAGTTTGTGATACAGCAATACCATATTTAGTGAATCCTCTTCCAAGTTCTGTAATATTATCTAGGGCTGCTTGTGTTTCTTCTTGTGGTGTGAATAAATCTCCATATACCTTTTTAAATTTAAGTGCTTGAGCTTCCATATCCATAAATGTTTTTGTTGCTGCACTTCCAACAATAGTTAATGGAATTGTAAAACCAACCATAAGTTGGCGACCTGCCCATTGTGTATTTTTACCAAAATTAAGAAGATTGGTTGATCCCTGTTTCATTAATTGATTAAACAAAGCTTGTTTCTGTGCAGCCATAGCAGTTCTTGTGCCATAGTCATTCATATTTAGACTAGTTGGAGTAATTGCCAATGCTTGCATTGCACCGTTTGTATCACGGCCTAACTTTATATATTGTGTTTGAAGTCTTTTTACACGCTCTTCAGCAACCTTGCCAATAGTATCAAATTCTGATTTAAATAATCTACCAAATGTTTTTGTAGAAGCTCCAGCATAGCGGAAGTATTCACGCATTGAAAATTTATTACCCTCAAGTGATGAGGTAAATGATTCTGCTGATGTCTTAACAGTGCGAAGCTCTGCAGAAAAAGCACCAATAGAGTTTATACTATTTAGTAAATTCTTCTGCAGAGACTTCTGTGCTATTGCAGCCGATTCGCTGCTTCTTGAAATAGATGTGTGAAACTGAGATATTTGTCTCTGCAATGACTTTAGTTGTGCTAACGCTGCAGACGTATCAATATTTACGCCAATATTAGCATTAACATCAGCCATCTATTACACCTTTTCTTTTATATAATTATTATGCGTTAAGAACGTCTGTAACAGATGACAGGTTAATGCCTGATGCTGCTTCAACAATCTTATACACAGTTGGTAAATCTAGAAGATCTTCCAACTTCTGAATGTCTCCAGCCAATTCTGGCTTATATTGCTCCATAGCAATTTGAACACATTCTATAAGCAGAGTCATTGATTTCTCATTGTCCTCCGCAACCTTTGCCACCCCTTCAAACTTCTTCATAAACGGACGAAGAAGTGATATCTTTAGTGGGCGAACGGTTATCTTTGTTCCATCAATGAGAGTGACTTGTTCAGCCTCATGTGTGGTTGTCGCCATTGTTTCCTCCTATAGGTTAAGTCAATTATAGCATAAAAGCACTATTTTGTTAGGTCTTCATAATCAAGACCCATGTTGATACCAAAGCCTGCTTTTTGTGCCTTTGGTCCTTGGAAAGATAATATATCGTTAGAGTCTGAAGTTTGTCCACCACTAAATACTCTTGCCTTCATGTCTTCCCATTCTTTTTGGCCCTTTGATTCTCCAGACTGAGCATCTAAATCTACTCCCTGAATAGCAGCCAAAAACTTTTTTTCGGTATAGTCCAACTCTCTACTTACTTCTATTGTAGCCATTAACTCTGGCATAGATAATGATTTTTCTAATTCTTGATAGTCTTTCCAGATACCCAGCAAAAATACTTCTGATTCTAATTTTGCTAGATCTAAAGTTTCCCAGGTTACTCCACTTTTTTCTGCCTGATCTTTAACTGGCTCTTCAGACTTTTTATTAATTTTAATACCAGCAGCCACATCCAATATAACATATAGAGTTGCTAAATCTATATTATCTTGGACAGTAAAGATGCTATTTGATATTTGTGGATAATATTGCTTCATACATATTCTTACACATTCTAGCAAAATATCAATTGCTTCATCATCATTACTTGTATTTTTTATACCTTCAAATGCCACCATAAATTCACGAAGATATTTAATCTTTAGTGGTATTATTTCTAATTCTGTATTATCGAATAGTAAAATATTTTGACTATTATATATTGTGGTTGCCATATAAATTCAATTCTACCATAAAACAACAAAGCCCATATCCGAAGACATGGGCTATGAAGTATAGTTAAACTATTATGATAGAAGATCTCCGAATGTGCGGTCAACGATCTTACCGTATGATCCTGAAGTATCCTCTGGTAGTAGACGGAAAGAAACTTCAAACATTGAAGCCTCATCACGCTTTGCTGAAACTGTTACGTTTTCAATTGACAAAGCACGGTATGCTGTGTAAACACGCTCCACGAATGGAGAATCTACGCAATCACCTGTGCCAGGTCCTATTGCAACAATTCCACGCTCTACTGGACATTCACCGATATCTCCTGCAGATAAGTTCAAAGTCTTACCTGTGTGAGTTGCGACGTTTCCAGTTAGTTCATCTGAGCCAAATGCTAGAGCCAAGAGAAGGTTCTCAAGGGTAGCTTCAGCAAAAGCAGTTGCAAGATTAACTTGCATACCTTGCTTGTAAAGCTTAGCAACGTCTAGAATTTGGTCAACTTGAACTTCACCGAAGTCTGGTTGGAACTGCATTTCTAAACCGTTCATGGTATAACCTACGTTAGTATATGCTGCATCATTTGAGAGTGTTTCTCTGAATGATACTTCAGTGCTAAAAGACTCCAATGTATTTGGAGTTAGGGTTGTGTCTGCAACAAAAAGTGCTGCTGCACCAACGATAATGTTGGACGACGTTCCACGGCTATATGGCATTTATTCACCTCTTTCTGTAAAAATAGATATTAAGTTTTTGGCGTTTGTTTCCTCAACTTAATTATAACACCATTTTATGTATATCTAGCGCCTACTGCATCTGTAGTATGATAATCATATTCAATAACCAGTTTATTTAGGAATAATGTCCTAGCTGATGCTAATTCTGCTATATCCCGTGACTCATCCGCTTGGTAAACCTTTGTATTGTGAAAATATACGTTTGGCGCTATAGCATTTCCAGCTTCATCCAAAATGTCATTAGAAGCAATCCAAGCATTCATATCTTGGGCCGAAGAGTCTTCTCTATCTAAACACTCAATAATTACTCTAGTTACATCAAATAGGTTAGTCAGATCTGGGGCATATATAAAATACACTAGCTGCTCACGCTTATTTCTATAAAAAGCATTAGGCCTAAATCTAATTAATCTGTCAAACATAATTACAGTAGCATTCGGGTTATTTTTGATATATATACTATCGTTATAAATGTCTTCTATGTTTATTGGGCTTTGGGCTGGGAAGAAAGGCTGAAATGGATTAGGCCCATCGGGGACTAAGCCAAATTCCTTTAGCTCACTATTTACAAAAGCATTTAGAAATGTTGGCGGGAAGCCAGTATTCAAATTAACATTAGAGACCATATGCCTATTCTACACCAATCTTTGCATTAATTATCCATTTATATCCAGTATCAATACCCTTGTTTTTGCCTGCTTTAGATCCCGCTTTAATATTTTTCTTAAACACCGTAGGCCTACTTATGTAGTCATAAAGACCGCTTGATTTAATAAAAGACTGCTTAAAATATTTTAACATAAACTCATCCATAATATTTTCAAATGATCCTTGGACATATTCTCCTCCAGGATTTCTAACAGTTACAGACCCTTTTGTAAATATAGTTTTGCCACCTTCATTAAATACTAAGACTGATGACTTTTTAGGTGATATGGTAACTGAAACACCTTCTTCCATGATTCTTGCTTTATTATAAAATGGAACATTGGCATCTTCTTGTAATGTTCTAGACTGCCTAAAGCTTGAATTAATTCTTAATCCTGACTTGCTAACTGTATATTCTAAATCAAATAATCTAGCTGATGGACTTCCAGTTTTATACCATTCATAAACATGGTGCAACGCATTTGGATTACCTCTTGCAGAAACATCTATATAGGCTGCTAAAGTTTCAATAACTCCTTGTCCAAGATTTTTTAAAAATAAACTTTTTCCTTTTTCAATTCCATCTAAAAATCCAATAGCATAATCAACAATGTTTGACATTTGTTTTTCAAATTGTTTTGTATTAGTTCTTGCTATCATTAGTCACTCACTGTTTGATTCTCTGTTCTACGCCAGAGCATCTTAAAATATTCAATGTTTCCAAATGGTCCTGTGAATGGCTCTACTGTTGCCATTTCATATATGGTTCCTTTGCCAGATCTTGGTCCTGCTGTTTCTTTATAAATCATTTCGTCATAAGCATTGCGAATATTAGTTACTAAAATATTAGTTATAGCATTTTCAGAATTGTTAGAAGATGTTCTTGGATCAGCCTTAGTTCTGGCAATAAGCTTATTTTCATATTGAAGAAATGTTTCTGGCTTAATGTCTTCAGTTCCTGCACCGCCAACACTTGTGGCATTACAAATTATTGTTCTATCAAAAATCCAAGTTTTAGTTGCTTGACCATACTGTGTTTGGTTAATGATTGGATAATATATATCAGCCTTCATTGGATACATAAAGTCTGTTTGTTCGCAAGAATCCATTATAAGACTCCTGGGCGGATAATCGTTTCTACGTATTTGTTAAGAATTTTATCTACCATAATATTACCAGTGCCTTCGATCATCCTTTTGTCATACTCAATTT